CTCTGCGTTCACAGAAGGAATGCAGTTGTTCAGCTCTTTCATTATGTTATTGAACTTCCCTCGTCATGGAAAGATGAAGGGGATGGGACAGATCGTTACTTGGTCGATTGTTGATGAAACTCAACATGCTGAAGGTATGATCAAACTGTTCCGTTCTTATGTTGAAGAAAACCGTGAATTGTGGAACGACGATCTAAAGTCTAAGATCTATACTATTGCCGAGAAAATGGTAGATCTCGAAGACAAGTTTATCGAACTGTCATTCTCGATGGGAGAGATGGAAAATCTGACACAGGATGATGTGAAAAAGTATATCCGCTATATCTGTGACCGTCGACTAATTAGTCTCGGAATGAAGGGTATCTTTAAAGTAAAGAAGAATCCCCTACCATGGGTCGAGGAAATGATCAATGCTCCAACACATACCAATTTCTTTGAAAATCGTGCTACCGACTATGCCAAGGGCGCATTATCAGGTAAATGGGACGATGTCTGGGGAGTTGCTGCATAATAAATAGTGCATCATCAGGAGAAGAAAAATGAAAAAAGTAACATTTACATTTACCAGACAAACTGCTGAAACACCTTGGTATTGGCAAATAGCACCTTCTAATACGCTGGATGCAGTGCAAGATTTTGTTGAAGTAAATAATAGCGGTGTGGAAACACATGCATATGTCATTGAAAATGACTGTATTGTGACTTTCACATTCAACAACGAACAGTTGATTGAAGAATTTCTAACAGTGATTGATGCTGAAATTAAGACGGATTACTTACAATATTGTGAAGATAATAACATCACCTTTACTGTGGTAACGGAAGATATCTAATGGAAGAGATGGAATGTTTCTCATGTGATGCAGTCTTCACAGTCGATCATGACTTAGACGATGATTATTACAAAGTAAAACATTGTCCTTTCTGTGGAACAAAAGTCACTGAAGAAGAAGAAGATTTGTCATGGGACGATGCTGACTGGGACGAATAAATAATCTACTTACGGAGTAGATTATGATTGTTAAGAAAAAACGTAAGCCGTTGCCGAAGAAGGTGCACAGAGTATATTGCACGTACTTCGACGACGGTAAATTTTATATTGGGTATTCATGTAAGACAGAGAAACTGTTCGAATCATATTTCGGTAGTTCCTCATATGTGACTAACTATGAAGGCGAAATGCGCAAGGAAGTTGTCGCTGAATATGACAGCAAATCGCATGCCAAAGCAGTCGAGCATATCCTGCAATGGGAGCATAGACTCGACGCCAGATGCATCAATCAAATGTGGAATGTGCGGTTGAGACTTGATCATTTGAAAGAATTGAAATTACCTGACTGGAGACCTGGATGTTTTTCGCAGCACTCTTAATGATAGTGGCACTTGCGATTACTAGTGTCGCTGGTTATTTTTCAATATTAGGATTGATGGCAATTTTCCCTGCCTCGCCAATCGCTGTTGCAGCGATGGGAGTTGTGCTCGAAATCGCTAAACTTGTCACTGCCAGTTGGGTTTATCGTAACTGGAAAACTGCCAACAAACTGTTGAAGACCTACTTCACTATCGCAGTTTGTGTCCTATCATTCATTACTAGTATGGGTGTGTTTGGTTATCTCAGTCGAGCACACATTGAGCATAGTACTGTCGGTGGAACGGCAGAATTAAAAATAAATCAACTCGAGAGCAAGAAAACATCTGCTGAAAGGAGACTCAAAAATGCACAAACATCTTTGGATACTTTGGACAGACTCACTACTGCAGAGGATGTGCTCGATGCTAATTTTATTCGAAACCGACAGAAACGAGAACGTGCGTCCCTCAATAATGAAATTGAGAGTGCGACTGCAGACATTGAGACTATTGAGACTGATCTCATACCGCTCAAAACAGAAAACCTCAAACTCGAAGCAGAAGTAGGTCCGATAAAATACATCGCGGAACTATTTTATGGTAGCGGCGATACTGCGACTGTTGACAAAGCAGTGCGTATGATGATTGTACTGCTAATCTTCGTGTTTGACCCTCTGGCAATTTTATTAATTATTGCTGCTAACATAACACTTTTAAGCTTGACAAAGAGGGAAGAATCAGGTATAGTAGACTATGTCGTCGTTGATGCGGATAAACCTAAAAAAGTTGTTCGACCTGTTAAGAAAACCAAGAAGAAACCTGTTGTTGAAACGCCAGACTTCTTTGCTTTCGAGAAACATGAGAATAAACCTTTGTCAACGCATGATATACCAGCGCCAGATCCTCCTAAGAAATCGTGGAGGGATGGCAAGATTATTATAGATGAAAACAATATAAGGAAAATGTGATGGATATTATGAATCAAGAATGGCGTGATGGTCTGAAGGCGACACTTGCTAATGGTGAGGGGACTGTCTCGTTCACTAAACTAAACGGACAAGAACGTGTTATGCGTTGCACTCTACAGGAAGGTGTTATTCCTCCATACAGCGAAAAGGGAACAAAGACAAAACCACCTAGTGGCGAAACTCTCGCCGTTTGGGATCTGGATAAGAATGAGTGGCGAGCATTTCGTTACGACCGTATCACCTCTGTTAAATTTTAGGGCTTGACTTTTCCAGAAAAATATAGTATATTGGATATATTATGAAGAAAGGTGAATCTATGTATAAGTTGAATGTTCCTGTTGCCGATTCTAAGGTTATGGGCGTAGAACCAATCTGGGTTAACGATTATGAACCCGTAAACTACCAGTCAGAATATGGGCATGCATTGAGTTGGTATAACTTAATTGCTGACCAGAAAGATTGTCGCGAGTTTCTCGTTGACTGGTTCAAGGGTGATGCTGACAAACTCAAAGCGTTGAGTCAGATCTCTGACAGACTGCTCCCAAGCACTTATGCTAACAGTGCTCGCATCGCTATGCGTGGATTCCCTCTCACTGATGAACACAAGGCACGCATCTGGGAAAAGGTTGAAGAACGAGTGAGCAAGAAAACTGCTCTGATTGATGATGATGTTTCTACACCAGAACCTGTTGCGAAGGTTGCTAAGAAACCGTTGCTCGTAACTAATTTCATTGTATCTGATGTTGATGATGAGATTGAGAACCTTATCAATGGTGAAGATACTCGCAACGTCTCGCAGATTTTAATCCCATATCGTTTGACAGATAAGAACTATCTTGAGTGCGTAGAAAAGATTCAACCTATCCTTGCTGAATTTGCTGAACTTGTAGAAGTTCGACGACTGCCCAAGAGTCAACTGACTGACGTGCAAGAACAATTGCTAGAGAGTTATGCGCATCTGACAAGCATGAAGTCTGTCAAAGATATTGTCAAAATGCTCGAAACATACATCAGCGATCTTAAGAAGTCATATGTCAGCAAGCAGGTTGCTAAGGTTCGTAAGAAGAAACCAAAGGATAAGTCCAAGTTGGTTCAGAACCTAAAGTTCCTCAAGGATGATACTACACTTGGTATTACCAGCGTCGAACCTATCAATCTACTAAACTGTAGTGAAGTGTGGGCGTATGATACTAAGACGCGAAAGATCTCTAAATACTTTAACCCAGTTAGCGGAAGTATTACTGTCAAGGGTGCAAGTCTTGTAGGATTTGATGAGAACTTTTCTAACTCACGACTGCTTCGTAAACCAGAGATTCAAGTAAAAGAATTTTCTGAGTTAAAGAAAAATGACTTGACAAAATGGTACTCAGCCGTTAAAAGTAAGAGTGGACCTGTGCGTGCACGATTGACTCCGACTACATTAATATTGAAAGTGTTTTGATGACCGATAAAAGTGATAATATTACTTACCTGAAGACGAATAAGGTTAAAGAGATTGACATGGAATCTCTGAGTTATTTCCTTGAAGGTGCTACAGAATATGCAGCATATCAAGATGCAGAGGCATTCGCACAGGCCTGTCTGCGTGGTATTCTTATGGCAACGGAAAAAAAGATTGGACTGAAGGATGAGAACTTTCATTCCGATGCCGCTGTTATCGCTGTTATGATTACTGGTTTATACATGCGGCAGGCAGGAGTTGAATGTCCTGAGATTAACATGTTAAATGATGTTCGCGAAGCATTAACTATAACGAAAGAAGATACATAATGATTGTTGTTGATTTTAACCAGACTGCCATCAGCAGTATGATGGCAGAACTAGGTGGTCGCCGTGATGTAGAGGTAAATCTGCCTCTCATTCGGCACATGATCATTAATGCCATTCGTTCTTATAAGCGGAAGTTTGGTGCTGAGTTCGGCAACATTGTGATTGCTTGTGATAACCGTCACTACTGGCGTCGTCAGTATTTTCCCAACTATAAGGCGAATCGCAAGAAAGCACGGCAGGAGTCAGGGTTTGACTGGTCTGCCATTTTTGAAGCACTTCACCAGATTCGTAGCGAGTTGCAAGAACACTTTCCGTATCCCGTAATTGATGTTGATGGTGCTGAGGCAGATGATGTCATTGCAGTTCTCGCCGAGTATAGTCAGACCATGAACACTGATGGTCTAATCCCGAGTGCCGAACCTTTCCTCGTTCTGTCAGGTGACCATGACTTTCAGCAACTACAGAAGTGGAGCAACGTGAAGCAGTATGCACCTGTTCAGAAGAAGTTCTGTAAGTTGAAGGAATCACCTGAGGCAGTTCTGATGGAACATATTATCATGGGTGACAAGGGTGACGGTGTTCCGAACATCCTGTCTGATGATGATACATTCATCAATGGTCAACGTCAGCGTCCTATTCGCAAGGATAAACTTGCTGAATGGAAAACACAGAAACCTGAAGACTTCATCAGCAATGATGAGATGTGGCGCAATTTCCAGCGTAACCGTGAACTGGTTGACTTGTCGCGCATCCCAGAGGACATCAAGGTAGCGATTATAGATAGTTATGAGAAACAACTGGGCGGAGATCGTTCGGGTCTGTTGAATTATTTTATCAACAATCGTATGAAGCAGATGATTGAACTCGTAGATGAATTTTAAAAGAAAGACTTGAAATGGCACAAAGACTACCACCAAAGAAATTTAAGCAAATAGATGAGGCACTTGATTGGGCATGTGAGGCAGAAACTACTGACGAACTGCGCGAACGTGTAAGAGCGATCTCTATCGGAAATTCTGTTCTCATGCGGTTTGTTGCATGGGGTGTTGGATATGAGCAAGGTCCATTCAATCTTCCTGATGGTCCAACTCCATATAAGGATGAAGGACTACCTGCCAACATGGCAGATACAACCATCACCCAGGAGTTCCGTCGAATTTTGACTCTGTTGCCAGAAGGATCTGCCAAGAAAGTAGCACAGTTCCGTCGCGAGGAAATCTGGGTGCAGACATGCCAAGGTGTGCAAATTAACGAAGCGAAATTACTTGATCACATCAAGGATCAAACTTTGCTAGAAGCATATCCTCGACTCGCGGAAGTTCTTGAAAGTTTCCTAACAGGTTGGAAAGCGCCAGAGGTTAAGAAAAAGAAGTCGCTAAAAAAATCCTTGGCAACCTTATAAATAAATTCTTTCCAGCAGAAGTCAAGGAACAGAAATGGGGCAAATCCTAGAGCACAAGCATCTCATTGTGCGAGCAGAACTGAACAATCCGCCGCAATGTGCAGAGGCAATCCAAGATTGGATGAAGACTCTGGTTGATAAAATTGGTATGAAGATACTAATGGGTCCATATGCAGTTTACAGTGACATGGTTGGTAATCGTGGATTGACTGCAGTTACCATCATCGAAACATCGCATATTGCTATGCATGTTTGGGATGAAGTTTCCCCTGCTCTGATGCAACTGGATGTGTATACCTGTAGCGCTCTCAATACTGCTGATGTATTTGCTGCTCTGGAGGAATTTGATCCACGTCATGTTGAATTTACATATATTGATAGAGAGCATAATCTGACACTCTTGGATAAGGGAACGGTAAATGAGG